TTANTTAGATATGATAAGTTAAACTCGACCTGCTACTTCTTCAAAGCTAACACCAGTTCTGGTGGCAACAAATGTAAGAGTAACATAGTTGATTGACTTAGCAGGCTTCAGGAAGATGTCTGCTCTGAATTCATTATTATCAATTACATCAGGAGTGTTGTTTGTCTCATCACAAATAACTAGGAAACCATAAAGTCCCCTCTTTGCTTCCACATCTCTTAGATATGGTTCAACAATATTCACAAAGTTTGCTCTTGTTACCTGATCATTAAGTTCAAAGAGTTGTGCTTCTGCTGCTTTCTGTAATGCTTGCTCAATTGTTAGGAATAGTCTCCTTACATTGATTCTATCAAAGGCAGATGCATAACCTAAACCAGTCTTATCTCCAAAGAGCATAATACCAGTTCCAGGTTGGTTAACTATAGAGTTAATTCTTAGTGGATAGAGTTGGTCTCTTTGTGCTTTGTCTGGGTTGTAAGCAAGTTTAATTGCATTATTTAAGATTCCTCTCTGCTGTCCAGCAGGTGAGAACCAAGGGAATGAATTAACACTTGTTCTTACCATCAATCCAGCAACATCACCATTAGTTGGGATGAATCTGAATTGATTATTGAATCTATCATAAGTGTACTTGTATCCACTATCAAATACTGCATATGATGAAGATGCTAGTGAACTGTAGAACTTGATTATATTGTCAGTTTGTGTATCAGTATTAGTTACATCTACNACGTCTGCTCTGTGTGGAGAAATAGTTGCCATGCAATCCTTTCTTGCACCAGCAATAGAAATCAATCTACCTGCTTTTGCTTGGGACTGTGCTTTATCAGCAAGACCAGGACCACCAATTAGATAATCAACTGCTATCTCATCCTTATTCTTGAATAAGTTATAAGATGTGATTAGATTGCCTAAGGTTGCTGTATATCCACCAGTAGAAGAATAATCTGCTCCAGCAGTTAATGTATAGGTGTCATTTCCAATAACATTGAAAGTAATACCCTGTGCATTTCTATTCCAACCACCAGAAGCAGCAGTAATAGCTGTGTATCCAGAACTAAAGTCTGATGCAGCTTTGAATCCATCTGAACCATCTGAAGGATCATCTCCAGCATAAACATAGTCAGAATAAAGTGCTATGTAATCTTTATAGTATATCTTCTGTGGTGCATTCTCTGAGGAAACTGCATCACTTGCCTTAGATAAGTTTAAACTCTTCTCTAAAATATTACCTTGTATACCTGTTACATCTCCAAGGTCATCTACAACTACCACATGAATACCATCATTCTTAGATGATCTATCTGATGCCCAGTTAGTAGTAAGTGGTCTAGGTGAAATTGACTTCCAATAAACAGTAGAGTTAGTTAACCCAAGTGTCTGTTCATCATACCAGTCTTTAGCATAGTTACCACCTTCAATCTTAGCAGTAGCTACTCCAACAGCAGAAGCATTAATAACACTAACATTATTTCCACTCAATATTGCTCTTGCTTGATCTCCTTGAGCATAAGTTATATCAGTTGAGACTCCAAGTGTAGTAACCCTTTGAGTTATCTTAACATCAATAGTAGTTGCACCTAATCCAGTAATAATACCTTTAAGATGTCCAGTGAAGTTTGAAGTATCACCAGAACCAGCAACAACTTGATTAGTAAGTGAAACACTTACACCAAATCCAACACTGATACCAGCAGTAGTTCCTATTCCTAGAACTTGGTCTGCAGCATTGTCAATCACACAAACCTTAAGATTGTTTGCCCATGTGCCAGGTGTCTTAGCAGCATAACCAAATGTCTGACCTACACCAGCATAGTTTGCCACATAGTCATCATAGTTCTTAATCTTAAGACTAGTGTTCTGTGTCTGATGATCTCTGCTACCATTAGCATTAACTAGGTCATCATCATCAGTTCTTACTACCTTAAGCACTCCACCATATGTGAGGAAAGATGATGCTGTCATCCAGTACTCATATTGTGCATCAGTACTAATTGGCTTACCAAATGTATTGATGAGTTGTGTTTCTGTAGTGATGTCAGTTGGTTCATCTATAGGTCCAATTTCAAAAGGACCAGCGATTGCTCCAATATTATCTAATACATTTTCTGCTCTTCCTACAGTCAGATCCACCTCTCTGGTTAATACACCAGGAGATAATTGTGGAGTCGCCATGTCGTCTAGCCTCGTCTCAGTTTTATCTGAAAATATTTATTGTTTTCGATGTTTTCATTGGGGAAACAATCCATGAACACTACCAGTCTGGATAATTCCAATCTGTATATGGGTTTGTTTTCTTTCTAGTTTCTACAATTCTCCTTACAGTACATACTTTACACTCATAAGAATATGCTGATGCTAGTGTTCCTCTATCCTTTCTAGTTAAATAAAAACCATCTATTAAATTTTTAGTCTCACCACACACTCTACACCTCCTATCAGAAAGTAATAGGTGTCCTAATCTTATTTGATTATCTAATTCCACTACCTATATTCCCACATATGAGACATGTCCCCATACTCATCAGTATTCCAATTAGCAGGAGTTCCTGCTAATCTATCCAACTCTAAAGAACCATTATCCATTGTATTCCATCTATCTCCTTCTGAATCCACAAAAGTTCCCTCATCATCTAATCCATCCATAATAAAACCAAATGGAGCCATGTCTTGCTCTATTTGATTCTTTTGCTCATCATATAATCTTTTCCTTACATCCTGATCTGTAAGTTCTTTAAAGTAATCCTGAGCTACTAACCATGCATAGATGACAAGACACATAGCAAGGTCATCATTACATCCTTCTTCTGCTTCAAAGGAGTTATGTTTTTGAATAAAGGTAGTTAGTTCACTCAATATCTCATAGTCTTTAAAAATAAGTTTATCTTCTTCTATGAGTGTCTTTAAGTTTAGAGAACCAATCTTCTTAACTGTCTTAGACATCTTGACTCCCAACTGAGTCTTTTTACCAGAAAATCCTTGACCAACAACTTGCCCAGCTCTTCCTCTCATGGAACACATGAGTAGATTCTCATACTCCAAATCAAAGTTGATGATAGCAGCAACTTGATCTCCTACATCATTTACCTCACATAAAATAAATGCATCATTATAACTCTTTGCTACCTCCCATATAACATTAGGGAACAGCATGGGTTTTATTTCATTATTCCTAAACTTAGCAACCACTCTATGAGGGAACTCTGTAATGTCAATAACCACAAAGGCAGAATAATCTCCTCCAACTCCTCTTGCTACATCAACAGTAAGAACATAGTCATGTGTTTTTATACAAGCTTCATATACATCTAATCCAGCACTAGTAGTAGCTGGATTATCATATACTAATGTTCTTAATTTGCTAGGAGAAATAAGAGTATCAACAGATCCTAAGAACTCACACTCAAACTCAACTTTAAACTGTGCNTCTGAAGTATTGGCAATGGTAGATTTCTTCCACTTCTCATCCCTACCAGGTACTTCACTCCAATGAACATCAGTGGGAATATATTCATTCTTAGCTTTCTCAGCATCATGCCACAACCTATAGAAGTGGTTCATACCATGAGGAGTAGAGACTATTATAACTTTAGTGCTCTTACCTGAGGTAATAGTAGGATAAACTGAACTGAAGAATGAGTCAGCAATATGGTTAGGAACAAAAGCAAATTCATCCAAGAATAGGATGTTGAATGACATACCCCTAACAGCAGATGCTGATGTAGAAGCAGCAAGAATCTTAGAACCATTCTCTAGTTCCAGACTTCCTCTATTCCAAGATATGATACCCTGCTGCATCCACTTAGGTAAATTCTCATATGCAGTCTGCAATCTACCTAGCAGTTCTCTAGCAGTGGCTGCTTTGTTAGCTAGTATACCTACATTGACACTATCATTAAAAACAACATAGTGTAGAAGATAGGCAACACAAGTTGTAGACTTACCTGTCTGTCTAGGCATCTTACAGATATTGAATCTGTTCTCATGGAAGTTTTTAATTAACTTCTTCTGGAAATGGTAAGGTTTAAATGGTGTCAGACCTTCATCAAGACTTACAATCTTGACATACTTCTCTGCAAAATAAATGGGATCATTTCTACATGCATAAAATTCAAGTATTTGTTCTTGAGTAAACTCTTGAGCAACATTTGCTCTCTTCAGATTGGGATTACCCAAATAGATGTTGTCTGACATAATAAACCTCCTACATCATTTCGTATTTGCCAAATTTTTTATCATGTTCTATAGTTTTCCTTTGCAGTTCTAGTATTTTTTCTAAATTTTCTACTTTNTTTACTAATTCTTTAGTACGTTGATCCTCCGATTTGGAGGAGTGGTTCTCCTTGTTCATGTTTTGAAACTTGGTAATTCCAGAGTTTTGCGCCAGGATACACTTTTCTCATTTGATCCTGAACTTCTCCGCGTGATGGTTTTTTGATTGAAGGGAAAAACATTTTTATCATGTAGTTACTTCCTCTCCATGCCAAATAAACGTCAATTACATTTCCTACTCCAGCTCTTAATTTGGTAGCTTCATGAAAGGAAATCATTATGATGTTACATCATTTACTTTAATATTTATATTTCTTTATACTTGTAGTGCTGTAAAGATAACTTTAAAGGTAGTGGAACTAGAAGATGCAGGATATCCTAATAACCTTAATGCTCCACTATTAATGTCAGTAGAGAAGGTTGCTATACCTGCTGGTTGGTTGAGAGTTCCAAATTCATTCATATATGTATTAGTGCCATCATGAATAACATTGATAGTTGTCATATTATAATTAGACCCTTGAACTGCTTGTATCTGATAACTAGCAGACCTATAAGTAGATGCACTAATAGACATCACAGTTGCTTGTCCTGTAGCAGAAGTAGTCAATATACCTGATTGAATATCACCAGCAATCAATTCTAGATTAGTAGCAGATACTGGTTCAAAGGTAAATTCTTCCTCTGTTGCATTGTATCTTAAGAATCTACCATCTCCTAGATTAGAATCATCTACATCATCTAGTCCAGTAAGAGTGCTGCTTCCTAATGAAGTACTTGCTATACCAACCCACTTAGATGTAGCAGACTGATATATTAATAAGTCATTATTGGTGGCATCAAAAGTTACATCATCAAGGTCTTTGATGAATCCTGCACCACCTCCACCAATGGTATATAACTGTTGCTCTACTCTATTAACAAAGAGTCTGTAGTTTGCTGCTAGGTCTTGAAGAGTAGCAAACTTTTGATCTGTAGGAGTAAGAGGATCATCTCCTTGCTTCTCAGCAGGATCAGGAGCTATGGGACGATTATTAACTATCTCTTCTTTTAATATTTCTT